GCTTTAAAACTATCTAGACAATCTTATAATCACAAAGAAGATAATTTATTAGATGCAGTAGCTTATTTAGGATCTTTAAATGACTATAATGAAAGCAATAACTAGCATTTTTAATAATATACAATGTGTTGCTAATAATCATTCTGGTTTAGAAGCTACTTATTTATCTAATAAATATGATCTTTATTATATTGGTAAAAAAGGTAGAACTAATAAACATGAGCAAAAGTATTTAGATATTTTTGATGTTGACATTAATAATTTTGAAAAGTTATTTTTATCATTATCTCAACCTAATTTTTTTGGTGGAGTACTTGGTGATGATGTAGTAGAAAAAATAAAAAAGCTTTGTGACTTTAAAGGTAAAGTAGGTATTTTATGTAATGATCCTAGAATAAAACCAGTTAATGCAGCAAAAATAGTAAATGAAAGATTTAATAAGTTAGATCAATCTTATATAGATAAATTTGATCAATTGTTAAATAATGCTACTTATTTATTTCCGGGTAAAGATCTTAATAAGTTTTGGTCAGATACTAAGTATAATGATTTTGTTTATTTTGACTATTTTAAAAACATATTCAAAAATAAAATAGCAGAACCAAAATATATAGATACAGTAAAAAACTATGATGTAGTTTATTATGGTGACAGAAGAGGTAGCTATAGAGAAAAACAATTAGTAAAATATATGCCTGATAATAGTAATAATTTATTAATTGGTTTTAAGACTAAAAAGATAAATGTACCTTTTATAAAAAAACTTAAGCATAGTGATTTACTAAATAAGTTAAATGAATGTAAAGTAAGTCTTATATTAGCTGATAATGAACATAATAATAATGTTGTAACATTTAGATTTTATGAGACATTAGCTTCTAACTGTTTAGCTGGCATACCAATAGAGTTTGATCCTAATAAAGATCTTATAAAAGATAATGTTTTAAAAGAAATTTTGTATATTAGATCAAAGCAAGATGTAATTAACTTAACTAATAAATACTCAAAAGAATTAATACAGAGACAACACAATGAATATAGGAGAATCATGCAGTTTTAATTTTGCAGGTACTACTTTAAAAGGTAAGTACTTAGGTAAGTTTGATCTTAATGATGGATCTAAAGCTTATAAGTTTGAAGACAAAGATGGCTTTATTTATCCAGTAAAAAAAGAAGATATATGTGGCAATTTGAAACAGTAACAGACGCATTTGAGTTTTACTACGATAAGTTAGACTCTCAACAAGAAGGTAACAATGGTACAAAAGCATTATACAATCAAATGTTTACTATTGTAGATACTTCAGAAAAATTAGTTACTACACCATGGAGAAACTTTAAGCAAGATTATGCTGAAAAAGAATGGGAATGGTATTTATCTAAAAACCGTGATGCTACTGAAATAGCTAAAGTTGCTAAAATATGGTACAATCACATGGACGAACGTGGTTATGTTAACTCAAACTATGGTTGGCAATGGTCTCGTAATAACCAATTACAATATGTAATTAAAGAGCTTCAGAGGGACAGATATTCTCGTCGTGCAGTACTATCTATCTATGATGGTAAAGAACACCAGGAATACTCTAAAGATACCCCTTGCACATTATCTATACAATTTTATTATACACCTGACTCAGAAAAGTTACACATGACTGTTATTATGCGTAGTAATGATCTATGGTTTGGTTTTTGTAATGATGCTTATTGTTTTTTAAAATTACATGAGTTAGTTGCTAATAGTTTAAAATCACAACAAGGTTACTATGTACATTATGCTCAAAATTTGCATATATATGAAAGACACTATAACAAAAAAGTTGTATAATTATTTTTTTATTAACAAGATATTATTATATTAGCATTATAAAATTATAACAAATATGAATTCTTACAGAAATATACGTTACGAAAATATAGGTTACTTTATAGAATATATGCAAAATGGCAAATATATGGGATCTATAAATATAGAAAAACCAGACAGAGATGTTGTTGGTTATTGTGGTAGACAGTATCATACTGCTACAGAGGATATTATTTTTAAAAACAAACGTATTAGAAAAGGCGAACAATACTACACACACTTATATCCTTTGTGTGGTCGCTCTAACTTTGACGTTACAACTTGTACTTTTAATAATGGATAAATTTGATTTAATTAGACAGTGGGCAAAAGAACGTGGCATATATGACAAAGGCGACGTCAAAACACAATTAATAAAACTATATGAAGAAACAGGAGAACTATCGGAAGCTATTCTCAAGAGTAATCAAGAGGAGTTTATTGACGCTATTGGCGATGCCGTTGTGGTACTTACCAATCTTGCCGCTTTGGGTGGTGTCGATATTGAGCATTGCATTGAGCATGCTTATGGCCAAATCATGGCTAGAACTGGAAGTATGGTTAACGGAACATTTGTAAAAGATAAATAATGAGAGTAGTAACCAAAAAACCAACATGGAAACACGTAACATTCACAACTCCTAAAGTAGGATTTAAAGAATGGGCTAAGCAAGGACTTAAAGTAGTTATCAAAGATGAGTCTTTTGAGTTTAAGACAGAAGATCAATTACACGCATTACACGTTAATTTAAATGGATCTTTTCATGGTGATAGTAGTTGTTGGATCAGTGTTGATGAGATTAAGTCAATACATGCTAAAGCAGGAAGAGCAGAAAAAATACAACTATTAAATGGTCAAACATATAACAAACCTGAGTTATTAAAAAGAATGTATGACGATAGTTTTTACTATGGTGAGCTTGGTAAATATGCATTAAGCTCATCTGCTATAAAGTCCTTGATAACTTCACCAAAAGAATATGCTAGAAGCTTAAACTATAAGTCAGATAGTGGTGCTTTTAAAATGGGTAGACTTATTCATTTAGCAGCATTAGAACCAGATAAAATAGATACACTTTGTCACGTTGTAGAAGTACAATCAGAAGTAACTAAAAAATTCAAAGACAAAGTAGAAGAAGTAGGTAGTAAAGATTTTGTGTTTACAAGAAAAATGTATGACAAAGCTATGTATACTGTAGATGCTTTACTACAAAATGATATATGGCAAAACTTAACTAGAGATGCTATATTCGAACAACCAGGCTTTGATATATTAGACGGTTATCCTTTTAGAGCTAAAGCAGACGTTCTTGGATCTGACTATGTTGCTGATTTAAAAACAACTTCAGATTTACGTGCATTTCCTTATGCTGCTAAGAAATATGGTTATGATGTACAAGTTTACATTTATTGTAATTTGTTTAACGTAGACTATGACAACTTCTTTTTCTTTGCTATCGATAAAGGAACAGGTGACTTAGGTTATTATAATGTTAGTAAAGAATTTTATGAATCTGGTAAAGCTAAAGTAGAATACGGCTTAAAAGTATTTGAGACTTACTTTGTCAAGCAAGATCAAGAACTAAATGAGTACGTTATCAAAGGAACACTATAGTGATTATTTTTATAAGCTAACATATAATAGTGTATACGAAGGTAGCTCGTTGCAAGAAATAAGTAACATATTAAATGTATACGAAGAACTAGAAGACTATGAAGCTTGTGAAGGTATAAACAAAGCATTGAAAGAAATTAAAGTAATGACATTAAGCAATTTTATAGATAAAATAAATTATATACATGGAAGATTATCACATTAAAAAGATTAAAAAATTAGTAGAACAAGAGTACGGTTACTTTATAGACTCACCTACTAGAAAAAGAGAAGTAGTAGAAGCAAGAGGAATGTACTACACAATACTAAAAGAATTTAGTAGTTTAAGTCTAGCTGCTATTGCTAGAACAGTAGGTAAGAATCATGCTACTATATTACATGGTTTAAAAAGCTTTGGCCAATGGAGAAAAGAAAACAAATACTTAGATCTTGCTTATAGAAACGTAGTAGATAAACTATCTTTATTAGACGAAGTAGACTCTTTTAATAATATTAAAGATCTAAGAAAAGAATTAGTAAGACTAAAATTAGAGAATCAGAATCTTAAAAACATTGAGCAAAAGAAAGACTCAATAGAAGAACTACTTAAAGACTTACCTATGGATAAAGTACAAGAAGTAAAAGATAGAGTAAAGATAATGATACAATCCTACTCTTGGAAATATAAAGACAAAGTAAAAGTTTATCAAGCTAACGCTACTGTGTTATGATACTTTACATGGATTTACAAGGATTGATAGTTTGCTTAGGAGTTGCTATATGCTTTTCTATATTAAGCTATCTGAAAGGATTTGAAGATGGGTTTAGAAATAGATAAATTCACTTGTATTGAACATATATTCGGAGACAGGTTATGTAAAGATCAATGTAATCTTTGTTTAAAATACGATAACGATAATGAGACAAAAAAAATTAACACAACAACAAAGAATAGTAAATCTTGAAAAAGCAGTAGCTAATCTTTATATGATGATCCAAGCAGTAATAGATAAACTACCTAAAGATGAAAATAGAGACAGGAAAAGTTAATCAATACTTAGCATTCGGAATTACTATAACAAACTACCATAATGAGTACAGAGCACTTATAATTGACTTTGCTTGTTGGTATATAGAATTTATATTTAAAGACTACGATTAACAAAATACCTTTTTTTTTATTATTTAATTGAATAATCAATTTTTTTCAAATGAAAGGTGGAGCAAGACCAGGAGCAGGAAGACCTTCTAAAGCTGAAGAGGTCAAGTTAATAGAAAGACTTGGTCCATTAGAAGACAAAGCTTTTAAGGCATTGGAAAAGGGTATTGAGTCTGGAGATTTTAAGTATGTACAATTGTTTTATCATTATTATGCTGGTAAGCCAAGAGAAACAAAAGACATTACTTTAAATACAGAACAACCCTTATTTGAACTCTAAGAGACTTTAATGGAGTTTGTAGTAACTACAGCAATAAAGAAATTACATGCACTTAGAAAGCGTGTAAAGGTTGTTAGAGGAGGTACAAGTGCTGGTAAGACATTTGGTATTATACCTATTCTCATAGACAAAGCAATAAGAGAAGAAGGGTTAGAAATATCTATAGTAAGTGAGTCAATACCACATTTAAGACGTGGAGCATTAAAAGACTTTCTTAAGATCATGATGGCTACTAACCGTTATAGAGATAATCAATTTAACAAGTCGACACTTAAATACAACTTTGCAAATGGTAGCTATATTGAGTTCTTTAGTGTAGAACAGCCAGATAAATTACGTGGAGCAAGAAGACATATATTGTATGTAAATGAGTGTAACAATATAGACTTTGACTCATATTATCAATTAGCAATTAGAACATCACAAGATATATGGTTAGACTATAACCCTGTTAGTTCATTCTGGGTTGACAAGGAGGTCTTAAATTCTGAAGATGTAGATTTTATCACATTAACTTATTTAGACAACGAGGCGTTACCTGAGTCAATTGTAAAAGAAATAGAGTCAGCTAAGATCAAAGCAAAGACAAGCACGTATTGGTCTAACTGGTGGAAAGTATATGGACTAGGACAAATAGGAAGTCTAGAAGGTGTATGTATTAAAGACTGGAAAGAAATAGAT